TTTGTGTACGACGGTGTTAGATTTAGCCACAAAAGTTATGCTATTTGGCATGCTGCAATGCATAGTGGTGTTGACTTGCTGATCTGGCTAGATGCCGACACTGAATTGCTCAAACATGTATCAGCAGAATATTTAAAGACATTTTTACCGAACGATTATTTTACTAGTTATCTAGGCAGAAAAGGATATAGTGAAACAGGATTTATTGCATTTGACCTAAGAAATCCCCACACTAAAGAATTTTTTGATATTTTTAAAAACTATTATGATTCGGATCGAATCTATACATTGCCGGCATTTACTGATTGTCATGTGTTCGATGCTACTAGAACAGAACTAGAAACTTCTGATAAAATAAAAGGATATAATCTCACACCAGTAAGAGTGAAAAATCCATTTAATGAAACCTTTAAAGGATACATGATTCATCTCAAAGGTGATAGAAAAGATAATAGAGAGAAACTTATAAGGAAAAAGGAAAAATGAAAAAAGTAGCATTTGTCACAGGGATGACAGGTCAAGATGGGCCTTATCTTGCAAAACTTCTTCTTGAAAAAGATTATGCTGTATACGGATTAGTAAAAAGATATTCCAATCCAAATTTAAATAATCTTGAATTTTTAGGAATTGAAAACGACATTGAGTTAGTAACTGGGGATATTACTGACGACGGGTCTATGAATCATATTATTAAAAATTTAAAGCCAAATGAAATATACAACCTAGCGGCACAGAGTTTTGTAGGAGCAAGTTGGGATTTAAACAAATTAACCACAGAAGTCAACAGTCTAGGTCCTTTAAATATTTTAAATTCTATAAAAATGCACAGTCCATCGTCTAGATATTATCAGGCAAGCACTAGTGAAATGTACGGAAACAGCAACGGTGGGATGCAGGATGAAAATACAACTTTTAAACCAAGAAGTCCGTACGGAGTTAGCAAATTATATGCATACTGGATGACTATTAATTTTAGAGAAAGTTATAGTATACATGCATCAAATGGAATTTTATTTAATCATGAAAGTCCGTTAAGAGGAATAGAATTTGTAACTAGAAAAGTTACAAATGGTATTGCTAAAATAAAATTAGGTCTACAGGATAAAATAACCTTGGGCAATCTCGATAGCAAACGAGATTGGGGATATGCCGGAGATTTTGTTGAAGCCATGTGGATGATAGTTCAACAAGAAGAGCCAGGTGATTACGTGGTAAGTACCGGTATTCAACACAGTATTGCAGACCTATTAACTATTGGATTTAATCATGTAGGAATCACAGATTGGAAAAAACACATCGAATCAGATCCTAGATTTAAACGTCCTGCAGAATTACACAGTCTATGTGGCGACAGTACCAAGGCTAAAAAAGTGTTAGGGTGGCAACCAAAAACAAATTTTGAAACATTGATTAAAGAAATGGTAGATGCAGATATTAAACGACTCGGGGCAGTTCAGGCATCGATTGAACATTACAAACAAGATAAAGGTAATGTATGAAAGAATACGAAAAAAAAATTAGTTCACAACAAGGCGAAGATGGCATTATTGAACACATCTTTAGTAAGATCGGAACTACCAATAAAGTAGCTGTAGAGTTTGGAGTTGCAGCCAATCCGAGTGGCATATCAGGTGGAGAAAGTAACACATTAAATCTTGCTGTGCAGGGCTGGCAAACTTTTTGGTTTGATGGTGCTCCTATCAATAATCTGCCTGCAGGTTGTACTTTTAAACAAGCAATATTAACACCAGATAATATCTGTGACATATTTGAAGAAGTAGTAGTTCCCAAGGATCTAGACTTGCTGTCAATCGATGTTGACGGTAATGACTATCATCTACGTGAAAAACTGTCTGGCTACAATCCCCGTGTAGTAATCATGGAATACAATGGCAGTTATGATGGTGTCACAGAATATATCATGCCACATAACGATAACTACAGTTGGCAAGGTGTAAATGATAGATCGTTTGGTGCTAGTTTGTTGTCATTAACACAACAAGCAAATAGATTAGGCTACGATCTAGTCTACTGTGATCAAAACGGTGTCAATGCTTTCTATGTTAGAAAAGACATCAACCCATTCCCTGTTAAAACAAGCCAGGAAGCATGGATTAAATTAATTTGGACAAGATAATAACAAGATTGCAGAAAAATAAAACTTAACGAGATACCTAATATGAATATCGAAGACTGGATAGTGATACCCGGAGACAAGGCTGTAAGATCGGCTCTTAAAAAAGCAGACGTTAATACTGATCGAGCACCCTGTGTTCTTGATTATCAAAAAAGTAAACTCGATACTGCATTAGGATTTGTTAATAATTTTACTACGGCTATAGATGCAGGTGCTAACTATGGCATAATGAGTTATAACTTAACCAGCAAGTTTTCCAAGATTTATGCGTTTGAAGTAGATACCCCGGTTCGAGAGTGTCTTATAAAAAATGTAGAAAAATTTCAATTAGATAATGTAGTAGTATGTGATTGTGGGTTAAGTGACAAAGAAGAACTTGTTTCTTTAACTCACAAAAAAACTAGTTTTGGTACTTACATTAATAAAGAAGTCGCAGGAATACATGTTTGTAGAACTTTAGATTCTTTCGAATTAACAGACGTTGGATTTATAAAATTAGATTGTGAAGGATATGAACCGTACATTCTACAAGGTGCTGAACAAACTATTAAAAAATACAAACCTGTAATATTGATGGAAGAAAAAAACTATTCAAAAAAATATTACGATGAAGAGGGAAATCTGGCAGTTGATCTGTTATTGTCTTGGGGATACACTATGGAAGTGAGTTGGCCAAAAGACTGTGTTATGATTTATAAAAGTTAGTATGGGCACCTTGACTCCGGGCGCAACATACGTGTACGAAAGAGATAAAGATACCGTCTACGCTAGAGAAATTGGCGCTGCTCCTAGCACAAGAAAAGAAATTGGATATCATTACGATTCTTGCACTGATGGAAGATCCTTGCATGATCGCATTATGGAAGACAAGATGTGGGGTGAGATTCGCCGTATGGCTCCCACCAATCCTGCTTTACAAAAGGCCTTGAATCGTGCTATAATGATATACAGACTAAGCAAGGATAATCCGCAGTGAGTGAAAAACTTGAACTCAAAGAAAAATTAGCAGCCATTGACCTCGGAGCGAGATCACTATGGGATGATGTTAACGAAGACGAACGCAAACGTATTAAAGGTGAATTTTTCATCCTTAACCGATACATCAGCAGTGTCAAAAGCAACAATAGAGATATTGCAGAACATTATGTGTTGGCCGTGAATGAGTACTTCAACAAACATTGGTATACATTACAACAGCATCCGAAACTGTTGTGGCAACTGTTGTGTCTATGTGGCCATGACAGCAAACAGGTATTTTTTCATGAGTGGATTGGTTTTAAGAAAAAAGAAAAAGCCACTAACAAAAAAACTAAATTTTTATCCGAGGCATTCCCCAACGCCAAGTTAGATGATATAGAATTGATGAGTAAGATCATGCCAATTTCAGAATTGAAATTACATGCTGAACGTTTGGGATATGATAATCAACAAATTAAAAAATTGCTTGACTGAAATAAGGTATGTTAAAATTGTTATCTCAACCAGTTAGTCAACTGTATGTGTGTGAACACTGCGGTACCAAGTTTACCAAAGAAAAAACTCTGGTTGTGCATATGTGCGAGCAAAAACGTAGATATCTTGCCAAAGATGAAAAACATGTTATCTTAGGATATACGGTATACAATCGATTCTATAGATTGACACAGAAACAAAAACATGACAAAACATATTTAGAGTTTGCCAAGAGTCCCTATTACAATGCGTTTGTAAAGTTTGGCAGTTTCATGCACAATGTTAATCCTCTGTATCCAGATCAATACATTGACTTTGTGGTAATCAGCGGGGTCAAACTAGACCATTGGTGTAGAGAAGAATTGTATGAAAAATTTGTACTGCATCTAATTAAAACAGAATCAGTGGAGATTGCCTTGGAAAGATCTATTGATACCATGTCAAAGTGGGCCGTAGAAAACAACGCTGTGTGGAATCATTATTTCAATTACATCAGCCCCAGCAGAGCCATGTTTAACATTAAAGATGGAAAAATATCTCCATGGCTGTTGTTGAACTGCAATTCTGGTAGAAATTTATTAAATACATTTAATGACGAACAATTGGCAGCAGTGGCAACAATGATTGATCCACCGTTTTGGAAGAAAAAGTTTCGTGATAAAAAATTCGACATGGAACTGATTATGCAGGTAGTCAAGGAGTCAAATTTATAATGCCAGATATCGACATTGATTTCTACGATCGCATCAAGGCACTGGAACATTTTACTCATGTACGATCTAGTCGTGTAGACGGGGACAAGTTAGTAGCACATAACACAGGCATTTATGTGACTGACATACCACATGATCCTATTACCAATCTAGCCAACATTGATTACAACGAGGCAGAAAATCGAGGTTATTTTAAATTAGATTTTCTCAATGTTGGTATCTATAAAGATGTACGAGATGAATCTCATCTTAAAACTTTGATGGAGGCTGAGCCACTATGGGACCTTTTACAGCAGGACGATTTCAGCAATTTACTGTTTCATGTCAACGGCCATGGCGCTATTCTACGCCAGATGAAACCCACGAGTATACTCCAACTAGCGGCAATTTTGGCTATGATAAGACCAGCCAAGAGACATTTGATCGGGAAGGACTGGACGACAGTGATGACGACTATTTGGACAAAGCCCGAGGACGGTGAATACTACTTTAAGAAGAGTCATGCTGTGGCCTATGCACAGGCAGTGGTGGTACAGATGAATTTAATCTGTGAACAAATCAGTTATGGTTACAGTTAACGTTTTCTTACCAACTGCACTGATTTGCGCTTGACTCGTCTCAGCGTTAAACTTAATATGTTGACCACTGGGCCTAGAATTATCACTACATCTTTACTGTTGAACGTTTTAATAGCATATTTAAAATGCTCTAAATCTTTCTTGAGAAAAATATTAATGGGAACTTGTCGATTGCTCTCCCACCACCATATTTCACCTTGCTCTAACAGAGCGGTTTTTTCATCTGGTGTTTTGATAGCACCGAGATCGTAAAAACTGGTAACGTATTGGTCTTGATTTATCATCATGCCGACATACTCTTGCTCACCGTAGGTTAGTACTGTGATAAAAGGCATGGTTTGTTCTATGTTTTCTCTTAATTTAACCATATAAATACAAAGGGGATCCAAATGCAAAAAATTTCAAGTTATTTATATCCAAACCGTGTGATAGTCATAGCGGATTTGGTTTCCTTTCCTGTGGAGATGCAAATTGTGTATCAGCGTATAATAAAAATTTATAAAAATATTGACAATGTCATTGAGTTTGATGTAAAAAATGCTGATCAAAAACGTATCAGTTTAACCAACTACACTATTAAATTTGTCATGACAGATTTGAATAATGCATTGATTACAGAAAAGATCGCAACACTGTCTACAATCACTGGCATATGTTCTGTCAACATAGACGAAAACGACACACTGAATCTAGACCGTGGATTTTACAATTTCGCTGTATATATCGAAACAGACAGCGGTGTTAAAACATTGTTGTATGCAGACGCTAATTTTGGCGCCAAAGGCAAGATTGAGATGGTTGGGGACTTGATGCCAGTGCCCAGGCCCGTGATTAATATTGCCAGTTTCTTAGAGGAACAAAGTGTACTGTACAGCAGTGCTGTTACTGCGGAGCCGGGTATCAACGGCGATCAAGCACTGCACACCTTTGCTTTTTATCCTACAGCATTGAATGGTACAGTGTACATTGATGCTAGCCTTAGTGAAACCAGCCAAAGTGTACAATGGGTAGAATTGGACGATTTTGCTGTGGTTCCGGGGGACACAACCTTTTACAAAAACTACACAGGTGTGTATAGTTGGTTTAGAATTAGATACACCAAGACAGCCGGAACACTTGACAAAGTACTACTGAGAAACTAAAATAAGACTAATGAGTCTTATCTTAGAAACCGTACAACAACATTTACCAGCAAAGAGAAAATCAACCCCCAGTGGGTGGATCAGTTTCAATGCGGTGTGCTGTCATCACAATGGCACCAGTGCTGACAATAGACAGCGTGGCGGCATCATGCTGAATGATGGAGTCAGTTATCATTGTTTCAACTGTGGATTCAAATCTAGTTGGCAACCTGGACGACACATCAGTGTAAAGTTTAAAAAACTTCTGCGATGGTTGAATGTATCTGATGGAGACATCAATAAGTGTATGTTGGATGCTCTGAGACGTCACGAAGGCATTGAAGACACTGGAATTAAAAATCCAATTCCTACCTTTATAGACAAATCATTGCCCAGAGGCGCTGAATCTATTGTTAGTTATCTTGACAATCCTCCTCCTGAACTAATGCCAGTATTGCAGTATCTAACCGAAAGAAAACTGTATTTGGAAGACTATGACTTTCATTGGACAGATGAAGATGGATTCCGAAATAGATTGATTATTCCCTTTTACTTTCAAAATCGTATTGTGGGATACACTGCTAGAAAAATCACAGAGGGCAAACCCAAGTATATCAGCGAACAACAGCCGGGGTATGTGTTTAATCTAGATCAACAGGGTCCCGATCAAAAGTTTGTCATAGTGGTAGAAGGTCCTATTGATGCAATCTGTATCAAGGGTGTGGCTTTGACCAGTGCCGAAGTTGGTGACAGTCAACGAGCGTTGATCAATCGATTGCAACGTCAAGTAATAGTGTTGCCTGATCGAGATCAAGCCGGTTGTCGTTTGATAGATCAGGCATTGGAGTTTGGTTGGAGTGTGAGTTTTCCCGAGTGGGGGGACGATGTCAAAGATGTAAATGATGCTGTGAAAAAATTCGGCAGACTATATACACTGTGGAGCATTGTGCATCACTGTGAGAGCAATGCTCTTAAAATACAATTGAGGATGAAAAAATGGTTAGTAAAATAATTTATTGGTTGTCTACACCGTGGCGTAGATATCAGCAACGTCGGGCCATGGCTCGACGAATTGAAGAATTACGTAAACGTGATCCGTTTATCTACAAATGATTGAGTGGGGCATCAACGCTCTTAATCACGGCAGTGCATTGGCTGTGTTTAAAGATGGCGCATTTCAACAGACTACATTCAGCACTGACGATGAACTGCCCGGTGATGTTGTTCGCACAGCATTGAATTGCGGCGCTCCTGATCGCATCTATTGGTATGAAAATCCATGGTTAAAGAAGGCAAGACAAATACGTGCCAAACAATACAGCACAGCATTTGATTTAAGTAACTTGCCTTCACGCTATCTTAAACAAGCAAAATTAGGATACGCTCCGGTAACTTATACTCAGCACCATGCCAGCCATGCTGCCGCAGGCTACTATACCAGTCCTTTTAATCATTGTGCTGTTGTGGTACTGGATGCCATAGGTGAGTTCGAATGTGCAACCATATGGGAAGGTCGTCACGGAGAAATGAAGAAAGTGTGGAGTAGAAGTTATCCACATAGTTTGGGATTGTTTTATAGTGCATTTACTCAGTTTGTTGGCTTAACACCGATCCGCGACGAACACCTATTTCAAAAGATGGCTGAGCAAGGAACTCCAAATAGATTTCGTAGAGAAGTGGGCAATTACTTTGGTGTCGGGCCAGTTGAATTAACTGAAAACTTTCATAGAGGTGTATGGTCCTGGGATCGAAACATGTTGAGCACATTGCAAGAACAATGTGATCTTGCTGCCGCAGTTCAGGAACGATTTGAAATTGAAGTCAGCAAAGTGATGTACGAGGCTCAACGATTGGTCAATACCGATTGCTTAGTGTACATGGGCGGATGTGCTATGAACGGTGCCGCTAACAAACAAGAAGTAGAACCCAAGTTTAAATATCGTTGGAGTTTGCCCAATCCTGGAGACCCCAGCAGCGCAATAGGGGCTGTGGCCTATCATCGTAAACAACGAATACATCACGACTGGGTACCAGTCAAACACCTTGCTATTAATATATAAAGAAAGTATAATAAAACAATGACCACAAGACAAAACGCCGACTACGGATATGACATTCAAAAACTCTATTTAGAAATGATGTTGAGTGATGCAGAGACATTTGTACGCTGCCAGAGCATTTTTGATCATGAACTGTTTGATAGAAAATTACAAAGTGTTGCCAAGTTTGTCAACGACTATGTAACAGATCACAGTGTGTTGCCCACGTATGATATTGTCAATGCTGCCACTGGCAGTAAACTACAGCGAGCAGAGGAATTAAAAGAAGAACACTATGATTGGTTATTGACAGACTTCGAAACATTTATTCGACACAAGGGATTGGAAAAAGCCATTCTTGAAAGCGCAGATTTATTAGAAAAGGGCGAGTATGGCCCAGTTGAGGATCTAGTCAAGCGAGCAGTGCAAATTGGCTTGACCAAAGACATGGGCACAGACTACTTTTTAGATCCTCGCGCTCGTTTGATGAGAATCAAAGACAACAACGGCCAAATGAAAACTGGTTGGGAAACTGTGGACAAGCGACTGTTCGGGGGTATGAATCGTGGAGAACTGAATATCTTTGCCGGCGGTTCGGGTGCGGGCAAGAGTTTGTTTCTAGCCAACTTGGGAGTCAACTGGGCACTGCAAGGACTCAACGTGGTCTACTTGACATTGGAACTCAGCGAAGAATTGGTCAGTATGCGTATTGACAGCATGATCACTGAAATTCCTGTGCGAGAGATTTTCAAGCAGATTGACGATGTAGAAATGCGAGTTAAAATTATTGGTAAGAAAAGCGGCACGTATCAGGTAAAATATCTGGCCAGCGGCAAAACTGCCAACGATGTGCGCAGTTACTTGAAAGAATATGAAATCAAATTGGGTCGCAAAGTTGACATACTGTTAGTGGACTATTTGGATCTGTTGATGCCCATCAGCAAAAAGATCTCCGCAGAAAACTTGTTTATCAAGGACAAGTATGTGAGTGAAGAACTGCGTAATTTGGCAGTGGAGAAAAACTGTGTGCTGGTCACGGCAGCACAGTTGAATCGTGGTGCTGTAGAAGAAGTAGAATTTGATCACAGCCATATTTCAGGTGGACTCAGCAAGATTCAAACAGCAGACAACGTGTTTGGTATCTTTACGTCACGTGCCATGCGTGAACGTGGCAAGTATCAAATACAGTTGATGAAGACTCGCAGTTCAAGTGGTGTGGGTATGAAAATTGATCTAGATTTTGACATTGACACCCTGCGTATCACAGATCCAGGCGAAGATGAATATCAGGCTCAAAGTGGCACAAGTTCACCGTCACAAATCTATAATCAGATCAAACAAAAATCCAATATAGCAGCCAGTGACAATGACACTGCCGCAGCCAGTGGTACTGCATGGCAACGTGGACAGCCGCGATCGGGTGTGGATCCTTTGGCTGGAATCAGTGTGGCTAAACCCAAGGCCACAGTGGAAAGTAGCAAACTGCGTGAACTGATCAACAACATTGGCAACGATGATTCTCTGTGAACCATGCTTGTATGGTAAATAACAACATGGAGCAATTAACATGAATTTAGCAGGCAAATTTCGTCAACTGGTAGAACAACAGCCATTTGATCAGTTTCAAACTACTCGTGATCGTGAAACGGCCAAGTGGATCAGTCAACACGGCGGTGCTGCCATTGCCCTAGTGGGTGACAGCATAGCATTTGGCATCAGCAGTCAGTTGAATCAGGGCGTGGAAGCAGATGCTGCCAAAGGACTGACCAGTACAGCAGTGTTGGGTCGTGTCAAATCCAATGTAAAACTGAAAAATGCCACTACTGCTGTGATCAGTGTGGGCAGTAACGACATTGTGGGCGGAAAAGGCAATGCTGCCATGTTGACAGCCAATGCACAAAAAATACGCAACGAACTCAACGCCAAACAATATATTTGGATTGTGCCTTACGATTCAGTGGCTGCTGAGGCCATTGACAAAGCCAAAGGTGCAGGAGATCAACTGATCGCACTGAAAGATTTCAGTACCACCGACGGAGTACATCCCGGTAGTTACACTGCTGTGGCCAATGCCATTAGAACTATTACCAAAAAGTCCGCACCTGCAACTCCGAGTAATGTAACACCACCTGCAGACGGTGGTGGCGATGGAAAGCGGAACAGTGAAGATCCTAGACGATCTGACGCACCTGCAGGCACAGGATCCGCTGCTCAGCCCGAAGATCTTGAAACACTGCAAAAGGCTTTGATGGCAGCAGGGTTTGACCTGCCTAAATATGGTGCAGACGGCAAAATGGGTTCCGAGACCAAACAGGCCATATTGCGAGCAGAACAGAAATTGGGTCGCAGTCCCACTGGATCGATTACCACTCAAGAATTGGCCAAACTCAGCGGCACTGCCACAACAACACCGACACCAACAACATCACCAGCAGCATCCAAGCCCATGGACGCTGACAAATTGGCCAAGTTGACTCAGTCTATTGCCAACATGGAACAGGCACTGAGCAGGATCAAAAAAGAAAACATACAGCAAGATCCTGTGTCAGAAATGGCTCAGTGGCGCAGTGTGGTTGAAGTAGGACCTAGGTCTGCTGCACAACAGGCTTCAATGCAAGCAGCGGCATATGGAGCCAACACTGCCAATAATCCTTTTGGATTGCCACCAGGCGGAGCAGCACCAGCCGCATCAACAACATCAACAACATCAACAACTGATAAATTAAAACAGTTGGGAAGAAATTTATCCAAACGTATCTCGGGCAGCGGCGCAATGAGTGTGGCTAGAACAGCGGGTGTTTTGGCCTCGCGGGTATCATTGCCTCTGACGCTAGCATGGGGTGCCTATGGATTGTATGAGTTGTGGCGAGACTGGCGTG